ATTGACCATTCAAGTTGGAATTTGGCGTCATTGACAAGGTGTGGTTGAACAGCGAGCTGTATTTCATCGTGGATCCAGCCGAGCCATTGGAAATCAATGTCCCATTGGTAGGCAAGTTGATGTACGAATTGTTGGTAAGCAATAACGTTCCATCTCTTGCAGACAATAGCTCCAGCTGATTGAAGCAGGTAATTCAGTGCGGCGTGCTTTTTACCTTGAAGTCGAATAGGACGACCATCAAGACCTTTCAACACATCCGACTCTGCCCTTTTGTTGACTGCCTTGAGTAGTTCATCAAGGCCAGGAATAGCCTCAAGGAATTTCTTGCGGATGTCTTTGCCAAGGGCTACAGCTTTTTTATCATCCAAGCTTTTATCCAGCGAGGCCCCAATCTTGCGGTCGGAAGCGCCGTAGATAAAGGCATAGGTTAGTGTCTTGACATCCTTCCTAGAACATCCAACTCGGTCAGCATTCTGTTGATGAATGTCACCATTGACAACAACATCTGCAAAGGCTCCACCATCGTAGAAAGCCAAGTAATGCCCCAGCATCCGAAGCTCCAGGCCTGATGCGTCAGCACCAACCTGAATCATTCCCTTGCCAGGACCGAACAGCTCACGACAACGAGGGTCCGAACTGGTCTGCCCCAAGTTGGGACGGCTGTGAGCATTGCGCCCAGTGTTCGTGGCCAGCTGGCAGGTGTGGTGGATACGGCCATTCTGGGTGACGGTCTTAAGCCACGCGTTAGCGCCATCGCTGAGCTGTCCCAGGGCCTTCTGTAGCTCCAGAATGCGGCCAAAGGTTTCAGCCTCCTCCGTGCCAATCGACTGAAGAATGCCTTCATCAATCTTTGGGCGGCCCGTGTCGGTGAACACCTCAGGTTTCCAGTCCCTCCAGGTCATAAAGGCCCAGCCAATGTGGTCCCTGCTGGTGGGGTTGAACTCCTTAAGTTTGGTAAACGGTGCGTCTTTGATGTACCCACGAGTGGAGTTGGGACGCTTTGGTGTCATCTGCCCACCGTCAACATACGGAAACGTTGCCCGCATCTTGTCGGCCAGCTGATCCATCTCTGTTCTGAGAGTGGATTCCAGTTGCTGGGCTTTCTTTACATCAAAGGGCCAGCCAGAGGACTCTTGAAGAGCCATGATCTTTGCCACATCGTGTTCCAGTCGGATTGAATCGTCGAACTTGATCAGCTTGTCGCCAAACAATTCGAACAAGGTCATGCCGACGTGGACATCCTGTTCACAGTAGTCCTCCATTTCTTGTGACCAATCAGACCAGTCGGTGGTCTTACCGAACTCGCCCTTGTAGTCACCAAGACGGTAGCCCCAGGCTTCCAATGAGTGGCGGCCATAGAGTTTACCAGGCATCCCAATGGGCTTTTTGCGATAGTCCCGCTGGAGAATGTCAGGGAAGAACATACGGCTCAGGATAAGCGTGTCGTATGTCTTACCTTCTGGTTGAAAGAAGGGGTAGATGGAGGTGATGACAGGAATATCAAAACCAACAATGTTGTGACCGACAAGTACATCGGCCTCAGCAAGCAGGTTGATTCCTTCGGTGAGTGAAGCAGCGGTCCCGGTATCGTTGAAGCGATAAACTTCTCCGGTATCGAGATCCTTGACTACTAAGCAATGGACATGAGTCAGTCCTTGTCGTGGCAGTCCGTTGGTCTCAATGTCAAAGAGAAGTCTCATAGTCCCCAGTAACCAGGCTCTTCGGTTTCCAGCTTGCGCTGGGTAATCGGATCAGGCGTGCCACATTCTTTGCAGAAGTAACCACTCGGGTCCATATCTGAAAAGAAGAAGGCGTCAGAGCCGCAGGCACATACAACACGGTCGTGATCAGAAATCGGTGTAGTCATCGGAGGCTGTGGGTGAACTTGTTGTTTCGAAGGTGGCAGTGAGATCCTCCTTCATGCGTCCAGTTTCACTATCAAAGACGATAGTGCCAGCAGGACCAGTCTTACCGTTAAAACGGTTCTTCAGTACTCGGATGTTGGCGTTGTTTTTCCCGGAAGATAAGTCTCTTTCCAGGGCAACCACGAGGTCGCTTAATTGAACAATGGCGTGTGAGCCGCGAAGTTGTCCAAGACTAACCTTGGCGCCGTCCTCATGCCCTTTGCCGTCACTAGGACGCTTGAGGTGGCTGATGAGAATCAGGCCAATGCCAGTCTCCTCAACAAAGGATCGCAGCTTGGTCATGGTCACGTCGATCAGCTTCCGCTCGTCGTGGGATTCGTTCCCAGACATAAGGATGGAGAGGTGATCGAGAATGACCCAGCTGACCCCTTTGACAACCATAAACCGGATGTCACTAAGGATGGCCTCAGGATCCACGGATCCAAATCCGTCCCGCAGAAATACTTGTCCAGTGCCGAGTGAAGCTTCGAACGCCTCTCGGAGGACATCTTGGGCCAAGTCATTGTTTAGGTGCAGTGGTTTGTTGGCCTTGACGGACATGAGCCGCAGCGCAGTGCGTTGTAGTCCCTCCTCCAAGGCAATGTAGCCGATGTTCTGACCCTGATCCACCAGCGATTGAGCAACCTCACCACAAAAGGTGCTTTTGCCCACGCCCGAACCGGCGGTCACGGTAACAAGTTCGCCCTTTCTGAGACCGCCAGTAAGTGAATCAAGGCTATTAAAAGGCCAGTCAGCATCCCGACCACGAAGAGGGCGAATGGCCAGATCGAAGAGGTCGCGTCCGTCGATGACGGTTTTTGGTGAGTAGGGCTTTCGATTCCAGAACGCTTGTCTGATGGCATCAGCATCTTTGGCAATGATAGCTTCGTTGGCATCCTTGTAACCAGCAAGTCTTGCAATGAAAACTTTATCTGGTTTAAATAGACTCGCACAGTCTTGTGCTGCTTGGATGCCAACATCGTCTCCATCAAACATCAAAATAACTTCGTCGAAGCTGTTGATGTATTTGAATTGGTGTTGGAGACTTTTCTTGGCTGCTGCTGCTCCGTTGTCGAGGCTAACAACAGGCCAGTTGGGGCGTGCCTGCCAAACGCTCAAGGCATCAATTTCACCCTCGACGACGACAACAGACTTGCCGTTACCAAAGAGTTGTTGACCAAAGAGCGTGTGATCTTCGTTCTTGCCAGACCATTTGAAGTTCTTGTCCGCATCACGACTCTTGAAAGCAACGAGTTGCCCAGCACTGTTGTAGTACGGGAACTTAAGTGTTTTTGTTTCGTGGTCGTAACGAACGTTGAACTTTTTACATGTGTCCTCAAGAATGCCTCTGCCTTTTAAGGGTACGATGTCCCCAGTGAAGTCCATGCGGTAATGAGGCTTGTGAACGGTAATAGGCTCGCCGTCACCGTGTTCATAATGACGACAGGAAAAGCAATGCCCATGCCCATCGGTATAACGAGCAAGGGCATCACTACTGCCACACTTAGGACACGGCTCATGACGGACAAATTCTGATTCGTCTGTCAGTCGAACCATGTGAGTGGAATGTCGTTGTAAATGGCCCAGAGGAATCCGTTCTTCTCTGCCCACATAGCATACGTCGTCTTAGATTTTTTAGACAGCGTATTGTATGGAGCTTGAAAGACAAGACGAATGTCCAGCTCAGGATGTTGCTTTTTAACGGCAAGCATCTTGCGACGGTCCTCTGGTTTGAAGTACCCCTTGGCCTCAAGGATGACGCCATTGGGTAGGATGAAGTCTGGCGTGTATACGGCCTGGACGGTGTAATCGAGCTTTAAGGTCTCGTATTCAAATGGAAGTTCATTGACCTCCATCCACCGGGCCAGCCGTTCTTCCAGGCGGGACCGGTACGCTGGCATCAGAACGGAATGTCTTCGTCATCATAGCCAGGGCCATCCTCTACCTCTTGATCAGGTTTAAACGATGGAGCGCCTGTCTTGAAGCCGTCAACAACACCAAACAGTCCAGCCACGTCCTCAGTACTAAGGTCACCAGAATCAGACCCGCCAGCGCCGACAAGTTTGAGAACCTGGGCACCTTTGACTTTGAAACTGCATCCGACCTTGGTTCCAAACACATAGGGCTTCAGGTCGATGATGAGACGGACAACGGTGCCTTTCCAGACAGGGGTGTCGATGTCGACAGGAACCCCATCGGTGTCGACCCAGGGGAACATAGGAGCCCCCTCCTCGCCGCCGTAGGACACCTTGACGAAGCCGTCTTCCTGCCACTTGGGCAGCTCTTCGGTGCAACGCTTCCCAGCCATCTTGTTCTTGCCCCAGGCAATACACTGCTCGTAGCAGGCATCAAACTTGGGCAGCTCTTCAGCAGGGATGCGGAATCCGATGGTGCAGTTATTGAATTTACCGGCAGGCTTCAACGCATTGATGTAGCCTTCCAGGGTGGTGGTGATGATAAAGCGGTTTTCAGACATTGAGAAGTTCGTCGATGGCGGCAATGGTGGAGATTTCTTTGTGCTCTTTGATCAGCTCAATGACATCTTCAACGCTGTCATCAAGGGTATCATCAAAGATACGATAAGCTTCGATAATATCTGCCGGATCTACATCGTAGTACTCGGCAAAGTAAGCAAGAGAATCAACCGTCATTGGACTCCTCGGTCAGAAGGTCATAAACGTGATCGTAGGACTCAAGACAATCCACAGCATCACCACCCTGAAGGGCAGCATTCATGTAGGCGTATTGAGCACACTCTTCGACCAGGTAGTCAAAGAACTCAATGTCCAGATCAAAGGCCTCAACTTCGAGCAGATACTCGTCGTAAAGGTTTTCAAGAACAGACTCTCGCAAGCAAAAGTACTCGGAGAGTGCGGCGTAGTCCGGTGCAGACATCAGCAGAAGAAGTAAGAGGATTCCTGAACATCGTTAATGTCCAGGGTGTTGATCATGACAGACTCATCAAACTCTACACCCAGTTGCTCTGACCAGTTACGGAGAACAGGCTGTGAATAGATCTCGACAAACTTGTCACGGATAGCTGCGGCCAATTCATCCATGTCAGATGATCGACCCAGCACGCAGTCGTGGATAACGGTAAATGGTTTCTGCCATTCAGCAAAGACCAGGTGTAACAATGCGGCATCAAGGCTGTGGACAAAGTTAGGACTAGCAGCAGTCTTGGCTTTGTTTAGATCAATCGCTCGATCTTCCCAAGGCTTCAACATCTGTGTGTCGATTCTTTGTCCCAGTAGCTTGGTCCTGATCCTTTCGACCTCTGTCCTGCGGTATTCCTGGTAGACAATGAAACCAGACGGGGTGACCCACCGAAGGTAGGGCTGACCACGTTTGACACATTCTCCAGCAACACTTTGAATAAAGGCCATGGAGGCACAGGGACCAGCAAAGACCTTCCTTACCGCATAGCGATAGACAGCTTTGACGATTGCTTGGAGTTCGCCTCTCTCCAGCTCGACACCTTTGAGTTCCTGACGGATGTAATCACGAGCACTGTTTTCGGTGACCCCATACGGTGTGGTCATCACAGTCCTCTTGGTCAGTTTCCGTGTAATCAGGTGATGGAGGTGTGCGGGTAACTGTTCTTTGGCGACCTCTGCCACAATCGCATAGCCATCAGAAGGCTTCGGAGTTGGTACCACATTGACCATTTCAGCCGCTGTCCTGTCCAAAGCCATAGCAGAGAGATGCTGTAGGCCAGAGCAGGTGGCATCGACCGATACCGGTAGACCACTGGTTTGTTTTTCACCAGTAATCACGCAGAGATAGTACTCAATCGCTGCTGCGATGAAACACCAAGGTTCCTCAGCAGATGACCACTCAGAGATAGTTCCCTCAGGATCAGTAGCGACACGAGTTATGAATTCATGGTTAGACAATACCCATTGCTGTCGCTCTTTCATCGGGGCTTTATCAAGACCCCAAGTCGTAGCAACCTGAAAGGCTAACCACCATTCCGACACATCAGCTTCCTCGTGGAAATAGATCAGACTCTTGTCAAAGTCTGTTCCCTGGGGGCTGAGGCTTGTGGGAATTGGATAACAACGGCCCCGAAAGTCAAATGACCAGGGAATCCAGAACACCTCGTCCTTGTATTTGTTTGCCACAAAGACTGCCTCTGTGGTTCTGTAGTTCTTCTGTGCCAGTCCTGCGTTCCTATCTTCGATCTCTGTTCGAGTCCGGCGATAGTACAGCTTCTCCTCTTCGGAGGCTGATTCCCAGGGGTCTGGCTTTGGCGGTGGAGGTGATGGCTCCTCAGCTCGGAACTTACCCACAGTGATGCGGCGTTCCATACAGAAGTTGGCTACGTCAAGGACGCGGCTGTTGATCCGGTAAGGGACCTTCTGGAGACGGTTCAGCATGGCTAGTGCCCTGCTTCCGTATAGAAGCAAGTGCCTTTTCTTAAAATGGGTCCCTCGGACCAGGGTCGTGAGGCGTCTCAGCTCGTTGGTGAGGTACCCACCAGAGCTGGCGTTGTTGTCCCCTGACCAGTCGTTTGGCTCACACAGCATGGGCCACATACATGCCGCAAAGGCCTCAGCCTGCTCCATAAGCGCCTCCTTGGCCTTTAGGAACTCTGGCTGGTATACCAGGACGTTCTGGGTCTTCTTGGCGGACGTACGGTGGCAGCTGACACCAATCCACCCAGTTGCCTCACAGAGCCGATCAAGCAGCCACCCACCAACAAGCACCTTGACGGCCGATGACCATCGTGGAGCCTTGATGTCGTGCTTTCTCATCGTGGCCCGATAGCGTTGGACCCGATACGAATAGCCCTTGTTGTGGTGGATGTGCTTCTTTGCCTGTTCAAAGAGATCCTTGTGCTTGGCGTGGAAGTCATCCAATAGAATCTGATCATAGATCAAGGTTCCAATGCGATGAGTAACCGCAGTGTAGGTTGGCTTCTCTACCTTGCGATTGCCAAGCACATCAAGCACAGCCTTTGCCGTGATCAGAGCAAGGACACACGGATCGCAGTCCTTGATCACCATGGCTGCTGCTGCCTTGTCCGAAGCCCAACCACGGGTGATGTGGCTGATCTTTGTTTCGATGTTCTCTGTGATCTTTTGGAGGCCGCTGTTGATGAACGCAGAGCCATAGACCGTAGAGCTGGCATAGGACCGCTCTTCGGCCACTCGTGTGCGTTCCCGAAGCCTCTTGATGGCTTCCCTGCGTGCCTCCAGTTCTCGATGAAACTGACGATCGAGTTGTTCAGGTGTGGCCATGTATCAGTTGTGGTTGTGTGTCTCCAAGATCAGTTGCCGCATTCTCCGGGTGATGAGAATGTGGGAAAGGTTCTTGA